CTCCCGGTGCCACATCGGTGATTCAGATCAACGGGAACTGTTCGGGGAGTCCGACCGCGCCGGTCGAACTAGTCATTGACAACGGCCATCGGTATCCCTGCGACGTGCAGGGGAGCCGGTTCACCATCACCATCCAGCCCTCTGAGCCATCTCCGTTTGGTGCCGCGGTCGTCAGCGAGGGACACCAACTCGCGCGGCTCCTTGTGCCGCCTCCAGGTGCATGGGAAGCTGACCAGCCGCCCGTGGACATGCAGCCCTCGAGCCTCTCGTTTGCGCCGCCCACGCCGCCTGTCTCGAAGCTGGGACGGTCAGGCCGGGACTTCACGCTGAACGGCGCGCGATGGATTTGGAAGGGCAGCAGCGACTTCCGTGCGTATCAGTGGTTCCTCGACGGGCGAGACCTGACCCCGGTCTACCGCCAACGCCGTGAGGCGGGCGCAAACCTGATGCGGGTGTTCGGCATGTATGCCGGCGGCATCGGCTCCTTCACACCGGGGCAATACGGGAATGCCTATTACGACGGCCTGATCCCCTTTCTGCGTGAAGCGGCAAGCGAGGGATTTCAGGTCGAACTCACCGCTTTTGCGGATGCCCAGAACATTCCCGAACTCCGCGATACGAACCATCAGCAGGAACACTGGCAGAAGCTCGCGCAGGCCATCGAGGGCGAAGACAACATCGTTGTGGAACTGGTCAACGAATACCCGCAGAACGGGGTAGACCCGAACCGATTCGGTCCCATTGCTGGCATCCTGTGCGCGAGAGGCTCGAGCCTGAGTGATTCCCCTCCAGCACTGCCCGGTTGGGATTACCATACGTGGCATGGACGGAGAGACTGGCCCAAGGTTCTCTTCTCCGCGGAAGACATGTGGTATGTCGGTGAAGGCTGGGGACCAGCGGGACCGTATCAATACCCCGTCATCCCCATCGTTCACGATGAACCCATCGGCTTTGCGGACCAAGACCAACCAGGACGCCGGAGCAATGACCCCTACGTGGCCCGTGTCCTCGGTCAAACCGGCGCAGCCTACGGCGCAGGGGCGACACTGCACTCTGATGCGGGCATCCAGTCGGTTCTCTGGTCTGACCGTGTCGATCAATGCGCGAGGGCTTTCTATGCCGCGCTCACGTAGTGTCAATAATTTGACGGTCTACAGTAGGCCGTTGTAGGAAACGTGGCGAAACGACCGAAGACAGGTGGACGCGTCGCAGGCACCCCGAACAAGGTCACCGCGACCGCACGGGAAGCCTTTACGCTCGCCTTCCATGGTATCGGCGGCACACCGGCCCTTGAGGTCTGGGCGAAGGCGAATCCGACCGAGTTTTTCAAGCTCTATGCGCGCCTGATCCCGGTCGAACACGTCGGCGCAGGTGGCGATGGGCCGATCAGCACCATCGTGAAGCACATTTACGAAGACGGTAAGTCGCAGAATCCTTAACATAAATGGCACCCTCTCACCGTATGGAGACCATCCCGAACAAGGTGAAGGGACTGCCGTATGTCGCTGTGCTGAAGTGTGAGGGCTGTGGCAAGCTTTACGAGGTGGAGTTCCGCGATGCCCATGCTGCGGAAGGCTTCGTGATTCGCACCTGTCCGCGTTGCTCCTGATGGCTACAACCCGCGAAGTGGTGATGAAGTGGCGCGGTCCTATAGGTGAGTTCCTCCGGGACACCTCGCCTGAGATCGACCTCGAGGGTGCCCTCTCGAGCGGGAAGACCACGGCCTGTCTCTGGAAGGTCTGGAACAGCCTCCACGCCCATCCTGGCATCCACTGGTGGATTGGCCGCTACGGTGACGGAGAGACCCAGACGAAGGTCAGACCCGCCTTCGAGGCGGTCTGCCAGCAGGCCGGAGGCGTCCCGACGTGGAACGCGAAGGAACTCTGCTACGACTTCCCGAACGGCTCGAAGTGCTTCGCTTACGGTCTGAAGTCACCGGACGCACTCAGCCGTTACAGCAAGATGCGCGGGATGGGCGTGGCGGGCATCTACAACGACCAGACCGAAGAGTTACCGGAGGACTTCAGCCTCGAGCTGCGGCTCCGCTTGCGGCAACCAGGATACCCGCATCAGCTAATCTTCAGCCCGAACCCGCCGAACGTGACGCACTGGCTGGCGCATCAGTTCCCGGTCGATAACCGGCTTCCGAACCGGCGCTACTACGCGATCAGCATCTACGACAACGCGCACAACCTGCCAGCGGAACTTCTCCAGGCTGCGCTCGCGGCCTATCCGGCTGAACATGCCAAGCATAGGAGCGTGATCCTCGGCCAGCGCGGCGTGAATGTGACGGGTGTCCCGGTCTACAAGGGGCTGTTCAAGCGGCCTGTGCATGTCGGGAAGGCTGACTTCGACTCGAAGCGTCCGCTCCTGATGGCCTTGGACTTCGGCAAGCACCATCCCTGCGTCCTGTTTGGGCAGCAGAGCCACTACGGCGGGTTGTATCTGCTCGGAGGACTACTCGGACAGGATATGTTCTTGGACGACTTCGTGCCGCTGGTGAAGCAGTATCTGGCCGAGTGGTTCCCCGACATCCCGATGGGCATCCAGATGTGCTGTGACCCCGCCGGGAGCCATCAGAACAGCCAAGGGGCGCGGTTCAACGGCGTGGACATCGTGAGGAGGTTTGGCTTTGCCCCGACATGGCGACCGAATGCGAACGCCCCAGATGTGCGCGCCGGCTGCATCGAGGCCATCGGTGGACATCTGCGGCGACGGACCCCCAGCGGGGAAGCCTTCCAGGTTGACAATGATCCTGATCGATGGCTGCTTGTCGATCTCGATGGGCCGAAGTCGGAGCCGTTTCTGGTCGATGCGCTCGAAGCTGGTTACGTGTGGGACGAACACATGGTGAGCGTGGGCAACAAGCAGATCCGCAAGCCGAAGAAGGATGGCTGGTTTGAACACGGCATGAACTGCCTCGAATACCTGGAACTCACGTTCGGGGCGGATCGTCCGACCGATGAGAGCATGGCGAAACGTCGAAGTGCCCATCCGCGCGGGCATGTGCCGCGGGCGACTGGGCCGAATGCGTGGATGTCCTAAATGTTTGAGCATCTACCGAAGGACGGCATCAGGATGACGCTGCGGTGGGACGATGGCGTAGAATCGACCAGTTCCCACATAGGCGGACATTACGTGGCGCAATATCTGATGGACTTAGCGGAACTCGGCGACACCTTCACGATTGTGTCGCTGGAGTGGGCACCGTGGTTCTCGCAATTCGCGCCCCAGCGTAATCTGTTTGACACCGTCAAGTAGATGGCGCACACTCAGCCGCACACCCTGATGAGCGCCACGGCTGCGAAAGCGACACGTCGGCAACTACGACGGTCTGTTGGCGATACCGCCATCGGCGCGATTGTCGAGCAGGGCGCACGCCTCCACACCGTCGATGAGCAACTCGGCATCACCCGTCAAGACATTGAGTGGTTGCGCCGTGATACCGACCGGATTCAGGGCTGGATTCGCGTGTTAGGAACACTCACCCTTTGGCAGCGGCTGCGCTGGCTGTTTACCGGCTCCATTCATGGCATCTCGTAAAGACTTCCTCAAGCAGATCCGCGCCCGATTCAAGCAAGGGCAGGAGGCAGAGGAGCGCCAGCGCGAGTTGGAACTCGAGGACATTCGGTTCTACAACGGCGAACAGTGGGACAAGGATCTGCTGGATACCCGCAAGGGGCAGACCATTGGGTCCGGCACCGGATCCCAGGTCGTTCCTGCTCGGCCTTCCCTGACCATCAACAAGACCCGCGAACCTGTCCGGCAGATCTTGAATCAGGAGCGCCAGTCCGAGATGGGCGTGGAGCTGGTCCCGGCGGATGACTGGGGCGGCATGACGGGCGAAGTCGATCACACCGAGATCGAACTGCGCGAGGGACTCGTTCGCCGCATCCAGCGGGACTCGGAAGCCGCCGATGCACGGACGTGGGCCTTTGCTCGAGCGGTGCAGGGTGGGCGTGGCTACTGGCTGGTCAACACCCGATACGTTCCCGGCAAATCGTGGGACCAGGAAGTCTATGTTCTTCGGGTCTACAACCAAGCGGCGATCATGCTCGATCCGGCGCATGAACAGCCCGACGGGTCTGATGCGCGCTGGGGATTTGTCGGCACCGACGTGCCGTGGGACCAATACAAGTCGGAGTATCCCAGCCGGAACGGGTCGAAGAACCGCCTGTGCGACATGTCGGACACCGAGTGGCGCGCCCTCGGCGACGAGGAGCCGGACTGGTTCTCCACCGACAAGGATGACACGCGCTATGTCAGGGTTGTCGATTACTACTACGAGGAGCTGACCTCGCGCACCCTCTGCATGATGGCGAACGGCGAATCCGCGTGGAAGGACGAACTCCCGCCGGATGTGCCGAAGGAAGCCATTCAGGACTCCCGCACGGTGGTCGAGCGTCAGATCAAGTGGTGCAAGATTGACGGCTGCGACGATGACGTGCTGGAAGAGACCGACTGGCCGGGGCACTACATTCCGATCATCAAGGTCGTTGGCGAAGAACTCCAGCCGACCGGGAAAGACCGACGCTGCGAGGGTGTCGTCCGACCGATGAAAGACCCCTGCCGCGGCAACAACTACGTGGTGAGCAAGTTTGTCGAGCGCGTCGGCCTGACGCCCATTCCGCCGTGGATGATGGCCGCCGGCCAGGATGAAGGCTTCGAGGACGAGTTCGACTCGGCCAACACGCGCGCCCTGTCGCGGCTGCACTACAACCAGAAGGATCTCTTCGGTCAGCCCGCGCCGCCGCCATTCAAGCCGAACCAGAGCGCCGACATTCAGGATCTGGCGATGGGCGTCCAGATGTTCAACGACGCCATTGTGTCCACCTCGAGAGTGCCAGAGACCGCTCTCGGGCATGTGGACCCCAGCGTCAAGAGCGGCAAGCTCGCCAAAGCCCTGATCGACCAAGCGGAGATGGGGTCGAGCAACTACCTCGACAATCTCAAGCGGTCAATCCGGCACGAAGCGCGCGTCGTCAACGACCTGTTGTTCCCCATCTATGGCCGTCCCGGTCGTCTCGCACGGATGATGAATCCCAGCGGGAAGATGTCGAGCGTGATCATCGGTCAGCCCTTCACGGTTCCGCCAGCGCAGCCAGGACCGCAAGGGCCACAACCGAACGGTCAACAGCAGGGCAAGCCGCAGCCGGTGAACATCCCCGGCTGGCAACCTGGCCAACCGCTGCCGCCGAACGTGCAATACATCGGACTGACGAAGGACGCCGAGTTCAACGTCGCGGTGAAGGTCACGCGGTCGAACGATACGCGGCGGCAGCAGTTCGTGGAGACGGTGGGTAACATCGTCGGCGCGGACCCGTCGCAGATGCAGGTGATTGGCGACTTACTCTGGAAGAACATGGACGCGCCGGACCATGAGGAGATCGCCAAGCGGTATCGAGCGATTCTCGCGCCTCCGGTGCAGGCGGCCATATCCGGTCAGCCGCAGATTCCGCCGGAAGTGCAGCAACAGTTGCAGCAGGCGCAACAGGCCATCCAGCAGTTGACGCAGTTGGCCGACAAGAACAAGACCGA